TGAATATATTGATAGTCTTAAAAAACAAAAAATACATGAACCTAAAATTATGAAAAAGCCTGTAAAGTCTGCGAACCCTGTAAAGTCTACAAACCCTGTAAAGTCTACGAACCCTGTTAAATCACCACACCCTATAAAACATGAAAAACCTGTAAGTGTTTTAAAAAATAAATCTGATGTTAATAAAGAATCTCATAAATTATGTGAAGGAGAACAATGTATAAATAAAAATAATAATAAATGTGTAATTTTATGATTCATATATAGATAATTCCAAATCTTTTATTTTAGGATTAAAATATTGAATAGATTTTTTTAAATCTGGTAAATCTAAAAATATAATTTTATCTATACCTAAATATTTTTCTAATACATTATTTGTTTTATTATATGATATTAAACTTTCTCTAGATGGGATATCAATACCATATTTATTTTCATTAATAATTTCAGGTGAAGAAGATGCAACAAATATTTTATTGACATTATTATTTTTTAATAAATCTATAATATGTTTCATAGTATTTCCTCGGACAATAGAATCATCTACTATTAATATATTTTTATTAAATATCATTTCTTTTACAACATTTAATTTTCTTTTTATATTTTTTGTTCTTTTCAATTGTGAATCCATTATAAAAGTTCTATTTATATATCTATTTTTAGTAATTGCTTCATAATAAGGTTTATTTAATACTTTTGATAATTGTAATGCCGCTGGTTTACTTGTATCTGGTACTGGTATAACTAAATCTATATCATCAATATTAACACATTTTTTTATTTTATTACCTAAATATTCTCCCATTTTTAATCTACTTTGATAAACATTTACTCCATATAGTATGCTTTCTTCTCTTGATAAATATATCCATTCAAATATACAAGGTTTAAATGATAATTGTTTACTTTTTATCTTTAGAATTTCTAATTTATTATCATTAAAAATTAATAATTCATTATTATAAATATCATCTATAATTTTATAATCAATACTGGTAATACTTATAGATTCTGAAGATATAATATATGAATTATCTTTTTGACCTAATATTAAAGGTCTAATACTATGGGGATCTTTAAAACATATTAATCCATAGCCTTCTATAATAAATATACAATTATAAGAACCTTCAAATAAATCTTGTAATTCACTTATTATTTCTTTAATTTTATGATAATTTAATATTTTATGTTTATTTATATGATATGATAAAAATAATAATAAATATATACTATCTGAAGTTATTTCATTAGGTAATTCAATATTATAATATTTAAAATAATTTATAAGTTTATCAGTAATCCATATTTGTCCATTATGAACTAAAGATATATTGTAATTTAAGCCTTCTTTTAAAAATGGTTGACATTCATTTACAGTATTACTACCTTTTGTAGGATATCTAACATGACCTATACCCATATTAGTATTTATTACAGATAATTTATCATTAATATCTACAGTAGATAATAATCCTTTATATTTAATAATATCTAATTTACCATTATTTAGATATGATATACCAAAACCATCTTGACCTCTATGTTGAAGATGATATAGAGACTCATATAAATTGTATATTATATTATTATTTGAGATTAAGGCATTAATTCCACACATTTAAATTTGATTTAAATATAATTATACATTTAAATATAATGTTAAAAAAAAGCGTATCGTTTGATGAAAATAAAAATCAGATTAGATATTATGAAAAAGAAAAAATAAATTATTATGATGATTATTTATCAACTGTATGTAAATATATGTGTGTTAGTACAGAATGTGATGAAAGACTATATGATAGTGAATATATAGTTTTAAAAAGTGGTAAAAAGGTTAAAAGAGTTGTATAGTTAATCGCTATTTAATAATATATCTAATCGGTCAGCATCATTTTCCATTTTTTTAAGATGATTTTTATATGCTATAATTGATTTTAATAAATTAATATCACCTTTATCAAGTGCTAAAGATTTACTCCTATGAGATCTTTCTAAATAATCAGGTATTTTTATATCATATTTTTTAATATATTCTTGTAAGGCTTCCATATTAAATAATTATATATAAAATATTCAAATTTAATTAATTAGTTACTGTATGCGAGACCACCCATACCACTCATAATTCTAAGGACATTATAATTTAAAACATAAACATTTATTTTTTGTTTATCTAAACTTGAATCTTTATTTAATGAATCAAATGATAAATGAGCATTATCTAATCTTGAGAAATTACAGGTACCACTTGGTTGATGTTCTTCTGGATTTAAAGCAAATGAATACATATAGATATGTTTAGTTGGGATTTTATGACCTGCTTGTTGTGGTTGACATATTCTAAAATATGAGGCATCTCTTTCTTTAAATCTGGTATGACCATTTAATTTAATAGTTCCTTTACCAAAACCTTCATAAGATTTTTGTCCAGATATATATTCTGTATAAGCATCATTAGTATTTTTTTTAGAACTATAGTTAAAATAATCATTTCGGTGATCTCCATCATCGTCTTTAGTAGCATCAATTTTTTTACCTTGATTTGTTCCATCATATTTAAGACCATATTCTTCAAAAGGTAAAACCCATATTATTTCTTTAACCGGATGATTAAAAACTAATTTATAACTTTCTTTAGAACTTTCACCTTCTTTATATTGTAATTGTTCTATAAGATATTCATGTGAAACTTGAGCAAATCTTCTTCTTTCATCTGTATCTAGATAAATATAATCAGCAAATGCTTTAACATTTATAGATGAATTTGTAGAAGCGGGGGTAATAGTCCCCTCAAAATCTGAATTTATTAAAGCAGACATTTCTCTAAACTTTATATCTAATTCAACTTCATGATATTGAAGAGCAATTAGAGGCAATGCCAAACCTACATTTCTATTAAACCAAAATTGTAAAGGAATGTATAATTTTAATGTATTTGTACTATCATATAAAGGTAAAGAAGAATTAGATTTTAAATAAGCGTTTTTAGCAGCGTGTTTATTTAAGCCTAACCATTCAGATTCTTCATGATCTGTTAATTCATTCCATATATCTAACCATCTGGAAGTTTGTTTATCAATTTGTTGACCACCTATTTTTATAGAACATTCTTCTATTAAAGCATGACCAGTATTATTTGTCCAATTTACATATGTTTTAGCGACAGTATTGTCAAAAAAATCAATTTCACATTTTAATTTACATTCTAACCACATTTTATAGACTAAATCACCATTTCTAGAGATAAGTAAAGATTTTCTACCACCTTCAGTAATATTTTCTGAATTTTGATTAAAAGTTTGTTGAATTGCTTCTATAGAAAAATTAGTATGTCTTCTATAGACAACTTTAAAGAAAGTAATTTGTGGATTACCTGTTAAATAAATATCTTGAGCACCATAAGCGACAAGTTGCATTAATCCTCCGCCCATTATTAATATATATTATAAATATAAAAAAAAGTATTTTATAACAAGTTCGTTAAATATTTTTTTTATATTTATATAATATAAAATATGGCAGAAACTGGATGTTTAAAAGATGGACACTTTCAGAATTTACAGGTTGAGGGAGAAGCGAATGGTGGCAACTATGTATTTAATGGATATTCGCGATTGTCGACGTTTCCACCCGTGTCGTTAGCACACAGTGTGGTGGTGGGAGATGGGAGTAAATACAATTACGGTTCGATTATCTCGGTCTTAGAATCGAATAATAGCACCGGATACAATTGGGATAATTGTGAAAAACTATTCCAATGGTTATCAGTAAGAGATGCCGTTACTGATACTGAAGCAACCGAATTATTCCAGACAGAGGCGACAGCATCTACCACGTGTACCCTCGCCGAAGCGGCGGCCGCGGCGGAGAGAACTCCTGGATTTGATGCAACTTTAAAAATACAATTTTTAACAGGTGATTGGAATAGTGTTACCAATATTGGAAGTACGAATACATTATTCAATGGCAACGATAATCGCCAAAATTTAATTGTATTTGGAGGTAATACATCGTCTGGTAGTGGTGCAATTACATTAACTTTCGATACTGATACAATTGATGGGTCGCAGTCCTCTATCGCCTATTCAAATGGAAGAACAAGGTTTCCCACTTGGACAATTACCGGTGGGAGTGGAGATTCGAACGACGATATAGTAATAACACCTGCGAATGGCACTATAATAGAAAAAGGTTCATTTATCTATTTAGAGAACACAGGTGAGAACCTGGTTATGGTAAGAGGGTTTTTGAAAATTTCAGGTACGGCGTTGCAATCAGTGTCTATTAGTTAATATAACTTTATTTTTCTTTTAATAAAATATTCATATCTATAATAAAATATGGAACCATTTAAATTATTAATATCATTATGGAAGAAAATAATTAAATATCTATAGAAATATATATAGATGAAATTGAATAAATGGTATAATTTTTTATTAACATTATTATTTTGGGTATTCACTTGGGAAACTTATAGTGCCTTAGTAGAAAAATATAAATTATCAGCAAATCAAAAAATATTATTAAATCTTAGCATGTTATCTATAGTTATTGTATTAATTACAAATTCAAGTAATTTTTTTTAAAATTATTTTCTAGAGTTCCAGTAATTTTCACCATAATTTACATATAATTCTTCACCTTTTTTAATGTCTCTAGATGCTCTGAATATCATATTTTCAGGATCTTGATTATGTGCTACATTAAAGTTATCAGAATGATTATACATACTACACATACCAAATACAATAACTTCTTGATCAGGTTTAAATTTACTTTTGAAAGTATAATCTTTAATTATACTATTGGCGAAGTTCTTTTTATAGTCAGTTAATAGTGGACAAACTTCTATAACTTCACCTTTTTTAAAATCTTTTTCAGCAAATACACCTCTACCTGAATTAGGTATTAAAGATTGTTTTACAGAAATCTTATCAGTGTATGGATCACTTTTTACAGAATTATTTTTCATAAAGAAATAATAAAAAAATATAATGACTATAATAATTCCACCAATTAAATATAAATAATTATTATTATTATTTTCACTAAAATCTAATTCAAATAAATTATTTTCCATTTATTTATAATAAAATAAATTAATTTCGTAAATAAAATAAATATATTATATAAATATTATATATATAAATGGATACAGAACAATATCAATTTTATAAGAATGCTCAGTACAGAAATACAAGAAATAAGAAAAGAATATTAATATTAGATGTTGATGATTCTGCGTCAGATGCTAGTCATTTAGGATCAGGTGGAGAATTTAATATAGAATTATTTGAACCATTAATAATAGATAAACATTCAGAAGTATATTTAGATAATTTTATAAGTTTTAATAGTAATATTTCAAATATTACAGCAAATTCAGCATTTTGTTTAAAAATAAATGAATTTAATATTAATTCTAATGTTGCTTCATCTACAAATAATAATGAAATATTTAATTCAATTGTGATACCAAATGAACACAGTTCTGTATCTGATAATCATTCAGTAGTTTTACATAAAGCAAAGAAATTTAATTATATTTGTGATATTAATCCGGGAAGAATTGGTAGAATATCCGGTAAAATTACAAATTTAGCAGGTGAACCTATATTTCATAGTCGTAGTAGTGACTCCAAGTTTACATATACTTTGTCAGGTATAAATCCTAGTAATTATGATGATAGTACTAATCCATTTTCAATCACTACGGAGACCACATTTTTAGGTATAACAGGTGCCTCCCCGGGCGGAGATGCCACCGGGACATTTTTAGCTACTCATGATGATACATCCCCCGCATTACATTTTTCTACTGATAAAGAAATTACCATACCGCCTGATGCTACTACTATTACGTTCTTGATAGAGGGTGGCGATAATCTGATCATTAACAATTCAGCATCTCAAAATCCTAATTTACTATTAATCCGAAGTGATGCTAGATTTGTTGCTGAATTTTTAATTATTTCACGTGAATAAATTATTATTTTAATTTATATAATATAATATAATATAATATAATATAATGTCCTTGAATAATATTGTATCGTCAATTACAAGAAATCCTGTTATAAATACTAGTAGTAGTAGTTTAAGTAGTAGTATGATTAATTTGGATGCTATTACTCATACTGTAAATCCTGGTGGAGAAACTATAGTTTCGACAATAACAATAAACAGTCTCCCGGAAGGCAGTAGATCAATAGAGGGTTCTAGCAGACAACTATTCCAACTGCACGCCATGCTAAATGTTTCAAACAATTTTCCAAGAGCAACATGTTTTTTGAAAAGGACTAGAGATAGTGTTGTTACTACTGTTATGGCAACAGGTTCTATAGATAATTCTGATCCCCCTGTTGCTGCAAATGTTCATGGAACTATAATTGGGTCAGGAGGAGGTTTTGGTGGCACAAGTAGTTTTATTCCATTTTTTTGTACAGCAATCGATGATGTAAAAATAGGTGATACATACGACTTAGTTTTTGCATCAGCAGCCGTAACCACAATTAATGCACATTCAGGGCACATATCGCCAATGGCTATCACTCACCCGTCGTAATTTTAATAAAAATATATTATATATATTATAATAATGGATTATATTGATTATTCTGTCTGTATTAAAAAATTAAGACCAAACGCTTCTTCAAATTGGATTATTAGAGGGAATGATTATTCTACATTTATTTGGAGTGATAAAAATTATGATAAACCTACAGAACAAGAAATATTAGATAAAAGAGTTGAAATTCATAGTACTTATGGATTAACATTAATAAGAAATAAAAGAGAAGATTTATTAATTAATTCTGATAAATATGCTCTACCTGATTGGCCTCATGAAAGTGATGAAAAAAGACAAGAATGGTTAAATTATCGTAAATCATTAAGAGATATGACTACAACACAATCACCACAAGTAGATTCAAATGGTCAATTATTAAATGTTACATGGCCTACTCCACCTTCATAAAAATTTAATTTAATCTTTTAAATGGACCACCTTCATATGGTACTGAATAATATCCACAAAACTTATAGTAATTATTATCTGTTTCATTATTTTGATTATCATTAGATGTATCATAATTTCTATCAGCAGTTTCAGGATCTGTTATTAGATTTCCTGAAGCATCTACTCTTCTAACTTCTTCTTTACCAGGTTTATGTGACCAATATCCATCACTATCTTGTCTATAGAAATGATAATCTTGTTCTTCACCTAAATCATCTATTACTAAAGCTATTTTATAATGATTACAAGGAGGTTTATAATTTTTAGGTACTTGTACTATATTAAATGTATTATAATCACTTCTTAATTTATTTAATATTTCATCACAATCATATGAGTTAAATTTACCAGTTGATAATTCACCTGGTTGTAATTTTTTATCAGCATCTACTTCCATTCTATCAAAAGCATATGAATAACAATTTGTATAATCTCTAGTGTTCTTATCTAAATTATTCCATAAATTAGGCATATACCTTGGTGTCTTACATACTCTTTTATCATCATTATTATTATTTAAATTGTTATTATTAACATTGTTATTGTTATTATTAATAAAATATTGAGATTGATTATTGTTTAAATGTATAATATGTTCTAATCCTTGTAATAATGAATCCATTTATATATTATTTATAAAATATAAATTTGATTTAAAAATAATTATATTATAAATATATAATTATGAAAATTACAGAAAAAATTAATAAATCCAGATATACTTTAAAGAGTATTTTAAGTAATGAATGGGATACATTACCTGTTCAAGATTATTCATTAAAAGAACTTGATAGCATTTACAGTAATAATTCAGGTTTAGAACAATATGGATATGGTTTTATATGTAATTTAAAATTATCACATAAAATTATTAAAAATTATTCATTACATATTGTTTATTATAAGTTTCCTGATTTATCTCCAGATTCAACAACTAGTAAAGTAAGTAAAAAATCATTAGTTGATAATATAAAAAAATTATATGATGAAGAATATTTTAGTTCTAATGATAGTGTTATGATTGTTATTAACGAATCTGTTTCAGAAACTATTCAAAAAGCTATTGATAATTTAAATATAGAATTACAAAATGATTTAGAAATATCAGGATTAAATTCAGATATTATGAATGATTTAAAATCTAAAGATATTAAATTAGGTAATGAATATAATTTAAAACATTTTAAAAATATACAAATCTTAGATATCAATTCTTTAACAAATAATTTATTAGAACATAATTTAGTACCAAACCATGAAGTTATTAGAAATAGGGAAGATATTAATAAAATATTAGAAGATTGTAATGCTAATATTACACAATTACCAATTATATTAAAAAATGATATTATTTCTAAATTAATTAGATTATCTCCAGGAGATTTATGTAAAATTACAAGAAATAATAATAAATGTGGTATAAATTATTTCTATAGAGTATGCAGATAAATTATCTACCACCATATTTACCACTTGTACTTATATATTCTTGAGATTGTGAATTAATTGAATCTAAATAATCATCACTTTGAACAATTATAGGTGATCGTCTAGAACCTCTATTAGTAACTATATCTTTTTCATCTGTATTTTCTAAAAGATTTAGATCTCTTTCATAATCTACAAAAGCACTATTATTATAAAATAATTTTCTTAAGTCTCTTTCTTGCATTCTATTTAATGATGGAACTATATTACAATTATATTTATTTTGATTAACATATCCTAAAGTAAATATAAATATACCAATAACTAATAAAACAAATTTAATATCCATATTTATATTATAATATTTTTTTATTAATCATAATCGTTATCATTATCTTGACCATCATCATATCCATCACCTTCTCCTAAATTATAATCATATCCAGTATCTTCTCCAACAGTTTCGAATGGTTTATATACTTGTTCTGATACATTATCATCACTAGACATAAATATTTCTTTTTGAATTTCTATTCTTTCATTTTCCGTTGTTTCTTCGTGTTCTTTACTTTCTGAATATTTAATATTTTCTTTTTCAGATTCTTTATATAAAGTTCCTTTACCCATACCATTCATTAAATCATTTTGATATTTTTGTTCTTTAGTCATTTGTGATATTTTTTTTAAATATGTTTGTTTTTCTCTTGATACTTGTTTCATAATATATTTATTTAATAAATCCTCGCTTATATAAACCCAAGATGGATCATAATATTTCTCATACATATTCATTATTAAATCTAATAAAAACTTACTTAAACCTATTATACAATTATCCATATTAATATCATCATTATTTATTTCATTTAATTTATCATTCATTGTATTATGTATATCTGATTCTTCATCAATTAATTCTTTAATATATTCTGATATTTTATCAATAATAAATACAAATATATATTTATTAAATTTATTAGTTAATTCTTCATCTAATAAATTATTAGATACTCCTTTTAATTTATCTAAATTGTTATTAAAATCTTTTATATAATTATATAATTCTTGAAAATATATTTGATTATTTTCGTTTAAATATTGTTTAAAACCATTATATTTTAATCCTTTATCTAATTCTTTTTTATTTCTTTTAAAGAATAAATCATTATGTAATAAATTATCATTTATTTTTAAAAATTCATTAAAATTATCTACATTTGTATCACTTAATTTATATACTCCTTTCTTAATAGATTTTATATTTTTATTGTTTTTTATAATAGATATTGTATAATAAATATCATCTACTAATCTTTTGTATATATATGGATTATCTATATCTGTTAATAATTTATTTAATATTTTTGATGTATTACTAACATTTTTTAATTCATTAATAGGTATAGATTTAAATCTTTTAATTTGTAAATTATCTTCTATAAAATTTTTATTATATTTATCGTTTGTAATTATCATATCAAATAAATTATCTATATTCTCAAAAGAATTATTAATATCTGTATTAATTTTTAAAGATATTTTATCTAATACATCTATAAATCTATCACCTCCATCAAATTGTTTATTTTCTTTATAAGTTTTTATATCTGTTATAACATTTGTAATATCTTTTAATGTTTCAGAATAAGGTAAATATTTTTTGAAAAATCCTAATAATCTATCTTCTATATAAGTATTAAAATTTAAATATTCACTTATATCATTATTTGAATATTTTTCAGTATATTCTATATAATTTAATGGATTAAATATTAATTTATTTTTATTGGGTAAATAGCTCATAATTTTAATAAAGTTTTCTTCATTCTTTGTTATAGCTACTTTTTTACATTCTGGAATATTTTTTAATAATTCTACATCATAATCTATTAAATAATAATTTAATATATTTTCATCTATACTATTTACTATTAATTCACCTACATCATTTAAACAATAATTATCAAATAATCTTTCTAAAAATTGTGAATTATTTTTAACTAATTCTTCATATTTAGAGTTATTAAATATTTCAGCAGGTATATATCTATAATATTTAGTAATTACACCATTTAATAATAAATATTCTGTATTATTTAAATTAATATGTTTAAATTTTAATATATTATCACGATCTTTAGATTTTTCTATTTCATAATTACTGATATCACCTAATATTACATTTTTCATATCATTGTATTGTATCTTACTATACTTTCTATCCCTAAAATGACATTTTGTTAATAAATCATTTACATTAGTATCATTTAAATCATCTACAAATTTCTTAGTTAATAAATTTAATATAGGAAATACTTCTGATTTACCATTTAATTTTAATGAATATATATATAATCTTTTATATGATGGATTACCTATTAATGTAGAAACAGGTAATTTATATTCAATATATTTTGGTTCTATTTTATTAATATCTTTTAACAATGATATATTTTCTAATGAATCGTTATTTATAAAATATTGTTTCATTTCTTCATCTTTAGAAGATATATAACTGTTAATTTTTGATACTAATTTATTATCATAAATTGGTTTGTATGTTGGCCAAGATTTTTTAACATATAAATTATTAGTACTTTTGTTTAATATAAAAAATCTATCAATTTTATTGTATAAATTAAATTGTGGTTGTAAGAAATATTTAATAGTTTTTATAAATTCTTGTTCAAAATCATCTTGTTTTGAATTTATTTCTGATATAGTTTTATACAGTTTCTTTAATAATGATTTTAATTGAACATTAATATATGTTATTAATTTTTTATTAATACTTTTTTCATTATTTATTGGTATAAGTTTCCAAGTTTCTGTTTCATCATATTTTAATAGATTAAACATATCACTCGTATTTATTTTATAAACTTCATTTGATATTTGGATATGAATAAATATTAAAAATGATATTACTAAACAATAATTAAAATTTATTGTATAATTTTTATATTTCTTAATTAATTTCTTTTTTATTTTTTCAGCATCTTTTTTATCTTTTAAATCTAATTTTTTAGAATAATTATTTACATGATTTATTTCATTAAATCTATAATCTGTAAATTTATCATTGTTAAATACAGATAATATTTCAACAATACTTTCTGTATCTGAATTATGTAATTTTGAAATTACAGAAAAACTTTTTAAAACTCTATCAATATTATCTTTAATATCTTTATTACCTTCTGATATTTTATCTGTTTCATCTGTATCTAATACTTCAGTAGTATTAATAATTTTACCATCACTATATCCTTGAAATAAGGAAAAATCTACATTATCTATTAAATGTCCACAATTCAAACAAGATACACGACCATCATCCGATTGACTAAATAATGATTTTAAACTATCATAATATTCAGGATGTTTATCTATTTTACTTGAATATAAATAATGTTTACATAATACTTGTTCAGATCCTTTAGATGAATATAACCAATTATTATTTTCTGTTTTATCTTTTGCTTCTCTACAATAAATCTTTATAAATTTATTTAATAAATGATTTCTTTCTATAATATTTGTATTTCTCAAAATATATTCTCTAGATAATTTTATTTTATCATGAGTATCTAATTCTTTTGTAATATATTTTACTTTCTTTAATTTTTTGATAACAGATTTTAATAATTTTTTATATGTTTTTTCATAATTATCTATATTAGATTTTATTAATTCAATAATTTCATTTTTATCAGTATTTACTAAATCATTAATTTTAATACCATAAAATAATAATAATTTTTCTAAATCTTCAAAATTATATATTTGTTTTAATATATTTTTATCAATACTATCTATTATTGATTTATTATTTGGTAATGCTTTGCTTAATAAATCTGATAATTTATCTGTATTAATATTTTCTTGCAAATCAAAAAGATATGCTGTTAATTCTTTATTATAGTTATCTTTAACAGAATCATTATTAATAGCTTTAGAATTAAAATTATTTTGTAAGAATGCATTTCTGAATGGTATTAATGAATAAGTTCTTTCACATAATTTAGTATTTTCATATAAATTAAAAAGATTATTCTGAAGATCTATTTTTAATCTATAATTACTTAAATGTAATGGTATAAATAATAAACCTGTGATATTGAATTGTTCAGAATTAATATAAATTTCTTTTTCTCCTCTATCTATTCTATATAATTCTTTTTTAGATTTTAATAAATCTACTTTATAATCAACTTGTCTATTTATTTTAAATCCACTACAATTATCTTCTAGACATTCTCTAACAATATCTCCTTCATAATTAACTATAAATCCATATTTATCTAGATTATTTGAATAAGAATTATATTTAAATAATGCTTCTAATGTTTTTACATATCCATTACCATCAGCATTCATAGAATTATATTTTTCTACTAGTTCAGTTACCATATCTGATATGGTTGTATTTTCATTTTCCATTAATAATTCATCACCATCTTGATATAATTTTTTCTTTAATGCAACAATAGGTAAAATAAAATAAGGTAATTTAAAATCATTATTATTTTTCATAGATTTAATAAAAGATAATACATCAGTCTTATCAATATCAGAAATAGATTTATTATTTTTTATTAAATCAAAAAATGAATAAGCCATATCTGTAATTTTTTTTATTAATAATTCATCATCATATTTATTGTATAAATTTATAATTTCAGAAATAAAATCTTCTTTAATTTCAGTTTCATTATATTTTTTATATTGTTTTTCTACTTCTGTAACTTTTAATTTAATTTCATCTTCTTTAAAAATATCATCTTCTTTTAATACTTCTTCGCAATTTACTTCATCTATATTTAACATTTCTATAATACTTGTACCATCTTCTAATTGAAATACACCATTAGAATCTAATACCATTTTTAATCTTCTTATTTTACTAGGTTCTTCTTCATAGTATTCATTACTGATAATGATGTAATCCTCATTTTTATCAACAATTTTACCTATAAAATCTTTATAATCACCTGATTTTTTTAATATTAATAAATATAAACTCCCTTCATTTAAATTTTTATCTGATATTGGTTCATCTATTTCTTCTTCTTCTTCCCCTTGTTCAATTTCAAAATCTAAATCTTGTTCATCTTCAAATGATTGTACATTTTCAACTTCTTCTATATCTATTTCTGATCCATCACTTATATCAGATTTTTCGTCCATATTAATATAATATATATCTTATTTTTTTTTGATTAATACTTAAAATTAAAACTATAAAATAATTTAGAATACACACAATGGAAATTCAAACTTTTATAAATAACAATAATGATTATCTTGTTCAATTTAAAAATATGGGATTACAAATTAATAAATATAATGTATTAGGTTTATATCTAATTAAATATAATCATAAAACTATAATTGATGATTTTACTAAATTATTTAAATCTGTTATCGTAAATCAAAAAACAAATAAAGTAGTATCAGTAGCTCCAATGAAATCTATTAAATGTGATCATGAGATTTTATTAGAAAATAATACACAAATCTCTAGAATGTATGATGGAACAATGATTAATGTATTTTATCATAATGATGAATGGACATTATCTACTCGTTCATTTATAGGTGCTAAAAATTATTGGAATAAGAACTCTAAGAAATCTTTTAAAAAAATGTTTAATGAATGTTTTAATCAATATGATGAATTAGATAGCACACATTCATATTCATTTGTTCTTCAACATAAAGATAATAGTAATATTAAACCAGTTAATGAAAATAAAGTAATTCTAGTGGAAGAATATTCATATGAAAATGGGTATCCAGAAAAGGTAGATAATTTAAGAACATCAAGAACATATGAAATAAGTAATACATATGAGAATTATCATGAATTAAAGATGGTTGAAAAAGATATTCATAAATATGATAAAGGATATAATATTTTTAAAGATGGTAAAAGATTCGTTCATATCACAGAAGATTATAAATATATATTTAATTTAAAACCAAATCAGAATAATAAAATGTTTATATTTTTAACATTGTATAAACAAAGAAATGTTGAAGAATATTTAAAAGTTTATAAAGATGATAAAGAAATTTTTGAGGTATATAAAAATAAATATGAAATTATGAGAAATGAATTATATTCAAATTATTGTAATCATTTTATTAAAAAAGAAATTGTTACTAAAGATGTCCCATTTCAACTAAAACCAATTATTTATGAATTACATGATATTTATAGATCAACTGGACAAAAAATCAATTATAAATTAATTAATGATTATTTAAAAAATATGAATGTTAAAAGACTAACATTTATTCTGAATCATTATTAAATTAATTTTTTTATAATTTGAATTAATTTTTATAATCTATTGAATTAAATTCTCTAATTAATAAAAAAAAAATCTATGCTATATTATAAAAACTTATGAATAATCAAACAATTGTCTGTTGCGTTGTCGCTCTACTACTCGGTATGCTTTTAGCTAATATGTTAAAGAATGTTTGCGGTTGTAAACTTGTTGAGGGCCTGAACAATAATAATAATGCTAATTCGGGCCTGAACAATAATAATAATGATGATCCTGGGCTCGGCTTGGCGGCGGCTATTTCCGGTTCTGCGGAATGTGCTCAGAAATATGAGACATGTAAAGAATTCTTGCCTGTGGAGAACATTATGCAGGCGATGGAATTTGGGGGGTGCTGTAAAGCTGAGGAATTGGCCGACGAGATGTGAATACGTGAACTGAAGCAGGCCAATCTCAGCTAGCTAGATCACGTGCGAGCTCTCGTGAAGCAAGAAATCGGTTAGTCGATACCTACCGGCTGCAGCATAATAAGGGGCCAAACAGATGATAGACTGTTAAACGTGTCTCAAATATTATAAAGATAATAAATAACCACTAAACACTCTTAATAATAATTTCATAAATATTTTTTAATTCATCACAACAATCTTTAAAGGCTTGTATGATACTATTTCTTTTTTCTTCTTCTGTACTATCTGTATTATTCATAGACATAGTGAATAATATTTTATCTTCTAAGGGATGTGTGCGTTTATATCCACACAGATTTAATAAAGATCCTTCTTTAATTAATTTATTAGAGATATGTGCTTGGATTATAGATCCTATAGTATCGTCAAAGCCGTGCCATTCAACTTTTTCATTAATAATTGGTGGCATTTCTATTAACATATTTATAGTGTTATTATCATTAAACATAAATTTAATATATTGAATATCATCACCTTCTACAATTTTAACTAATGTATCTTTAAATTCATCTAAAGTTTCAATAATAATTTCATTTGCTCTGATAAATAATTCTTTAGAGTTTAGATAATGTTGTGATTCAACTATAAAATCATAATAGTATGGTTCACCTCCATTATCTCTATGAAAATATCGAGGACCTTGACTAATTATAAATTCATTTTTAAATGTTTCAACATTTTCAGGATTTTTTATAGTTATTTTTTCTTTTAAAACATTTTCTAATAAATCTACATTTGTTTTATATGAATATGTGGCACAAGATACTGCTTGCCAACGAGCATCTTCTTTTGCTATAGATACTGATGGAGAACCGAATAAAACTAATTCTTGGATATTTTCATCTGAATTAGTAGATTTAGTTTCTGTAATTATAGAGTAATATTCATTTTGGAATGGTCTAAATATTTCTTTTTTAATTTTATCAGGAATTTCTTTAGATAAATCATAATTATTTTTATCGATATCTTTTATTAAACCAGATTGATAATCGGCTGAGTTTTTAACAGTTTTTTTTAGTTCATAAATCTTAAAGTCATCAGCTGTAATTAAACGAACAGGTTCTGAGTTATCATGTTTATGATTTAATACAAATAAATAATTTAATGGATTATCTTCAACCATTTTAGTGTCTAAATATAATGGAATTAATCCAATACGATCTAAGATAAATTCATTGTGTAGAGAAGTATTGTTAACTTCAATAGTAATTCCAGGATTATTATATGAGGTTCTAAAAGCATAAGTTTCTATAGATGATAATAAAGTTCTACGAATAGCATTTACAATAGTTTTATCTAAACCGTATTCTTCATTACCTTTTATATCAAACTCAAGTTTATTATCAGTAGAGGTATCTTTAATATTAATTTCACAAGTAAAGTCAGACATTTTTATATTTATATATATAATTATATTTTTTATATAATTTCAAATTTATGTTTATTATATTAATTTAAAATATTTAATTAGAAATAAATGGATATTTATATTAGTAAAAAATGCCCACATTGTAAAAAATTATTGGTAGTATTTTATAATAATAAATATTTAATACAATATTTTAATATTATAGATGTAGAATCTATTCAAATACCTAATTATATTACATCAGTCCCAACATTAGTTTATAATGGTGAATTATATTTTGATGAAAGAATGTATAATTTAATAGATAATGTGAATCAACATCATTTAAGACAGAATGGTGGACAACAACCACAAGAAAATAATATACAACAACCACCTGGAAATAATATGCAACCACCTATGGGTACTCAATCACAAAGTAATAAGATGGATGGAATGAGAAATCCTAATTTAAATCCTGAAAGACAAATGCCTACATTAAATGGTGGAGAAAGTAATCCAGCACAAAAAATGGATAAACCTCCTGAAGATAATGAAATAATGGGTGTATGTTGGGGTGAAGATTGTATGTATGAAAATATTAATGATGGTGATAATTCATCTAATAATTTAATGTCTGGATATTGTTTTTTGGATGAAGGGTATAGTGGTGAAAAACCTTCTGGACCAAGTAATCCTTCATCTTCTACAGAGAAAAAAGGTAGATTTGATGATAACGCTTATGAACAAATGATGAAAAGTAGAGGTGCTATGTAAATATTTTTTAAAATAACTTGGATGCTCGCGTACATACAATAATGCGAATATTTAATATTCGCGTACAATTTTTATATATTTATTATTTAATATATAAAATGGATCTTGATAATAAAACATTAACTTTATTTAAAAGTTTTGTAAGTGATATTTGTAAAGTATTTCCAGAACATAAAGAATGTATCCATAAAAATTATTCCGATATTTTAGAATTAACTGAAATATCTATAGATGATAATGAAATAATATCAGATTTTTTAAAGAATATTGATAATAATAGTAATGATATATCAAATAAAGATTCTAAAATATTTACAGAAGATTTATTTTTAATAAAAGATATTTCTATGAAATCTATTTGGGAATCAGATATTAGTGAAAAAACTAAAGAAAATATTTGGAAATATTTACAAGCATTTTGTGTGATTAATATTTCAAGAAATTCTAATGATAAAATTAATGAAGTTTTAAAATCTATTGAATCTAATGAAAAAGTTACAGATAAAAAAACTGTTAAAGAAATGAAAAAATTAAAGAAAATGAATGAAAATTTAAATAAAGAAGTTAAAGACGAAGATAATAAAAATAATACTAATAATGATATAGAAAATTTAGTAGAAAATACAGCGATAGGTAATTTAGCTAAAGAAATTACAGAAAGTATGGGATTTAGTGATAATGGAGAACCTGATATAGAAGATATTATGAAACCTGAAAATATGATGAACATGTTTCAAACAATTAATACAACATTAAATGAAAAAATTAATAATAAAGAATTAGATATGAGTAATTTATTTGGTGAAGCATCTGGATTAATGAATAATAATGATATAATGAAAGGTATGATGGGTATGATAAGTGGTATGTCTAATGCTGGTGGTGGTGGTGAAGGTGCTCCAGATCTAAGTGGTATGATGAATATGTTTCAAAATATGCAACAACCTAATCCTGTTCCTAGAGAAGAACAACAACAACCTAAAAAATCTAATGACCCACATGATCCTGAAATAGTAAAAGAGCGTTTAAGAAATAAATTAAATAAGAAATAATTTTTTTTAATAATTATATATAATATATATATGAATAATTTTTGGTTGAATGATTTATCGATAATATTTGATAGAAATCATTTTTTAGAGGTAATACCTTTTACTAATATGAAATTTAATGATAAATTAAATGCTATATTTAGAGTATCTATTTATTATTTTATAATTATGACATTAATCAAGAAAAACTTAAATAATATATTTATACCAGTTGTTGTTGGAATTGTTACAGTAATTTTATATAAAAATTATAGAAGAATTCATAAAATAAGTGAATCAAATGATAATAGTCCAAATAATAATAATTTAATTAATTCTAATATAAGTTCAAATAATAATAGTGGTGTGGAAGGATGTAAAATACCTACTAAAGAAAATCCATTTATGAATCCTACATTTTTAGATTATGCTTCGGGTGATTTACAACAATCTTGTTCATCATATAATAATAGTGTTATTAGAGATTTAGAAAAAATGTATTTTAATGAGGGATTATATGAAGATAATTTTGATATATTTGGTAAAGAACATAGTGCCAGACAATTTTATACAATGCCCGTAAATTCTATAGTTAATGATCAAGGATCATTTGCTGAATGGTGTTATAAGAGACCACCTACTTGTAAAGAGGGTAATGGTATTCAATGTTCTGTAAATCTACCAAGTTCTAATGATGTTTCTGGTGGATTGGGTGGTGCAAGCCCACCATCTGCCCGTTAATAAATAATTAATTTATTAAAATAAAAAAATATATTTTATAAGTATATAAATGTCAGGTTACAATAATTTTAATGAAGTTAATTCTAATTTTGAAGAACAAAAATGTTCTAAGCAAGATGTAAATAAAAATTCTTTTTCATTATTTAATCAAACTAATTTAAGATATGATGGGGGAACTACTACTATTGATAATGAACAAAGATTAGGTCCAGGTAGAAGAGAATTAGATAATATGTATGGTTGTGAATGTGGTTTAGAATCTGCTAGAGATTTACAGCTATCTCAACCAGCTATTAGTTTTAATGCAGGTGCTGGATATATGGGAGAACAAGGATGTTTAATTGATAATGATTCAGCATTAAGATCAGAATTATTAACAAATAAAAATTATAGAAATCAATTACCTCAAGAATATAATGCTGGATTCTTTGGTAAAGGAGCATTTGATGTAGATGCTGAATCTGTTATTCAAGGTGGAAATTTAACTAGTTTTGGTGACAGAGCTTGTAATGTATTGTCAGGAGTATCTATTGGTAATTATTATACACCAATGATTCCAAGATTATCTAAAGAAGTTCAAAATTCTATTCATATTATTCCTGAAGATAATTCGACAGGTTGGGTTAGAGGTGGAGTAAACTCAAGAGATGTATTTAAACAATTAGATTACAAACAAAGATGTAATTTTAAAGGAAATAATAATAATAATATGAATAATAATAATAATAATAATATGAATAATAATAATTTAAATGCTGTAAATTAAATATTTATATATAATATAATATGAACGATTTATATTTAAAACATGAATGTGAACAAATGGCACAAATTAATAAAGAATCACTTGGAACAGGGTTATATATGTTAGATATATCTAAAAAAATGAATAGTGTGGCATATCCTTGGGCACCTACAGTTAGATTACAAAAAATGGGTGCATCAATTAATAAAAATATGTCATTAGTTGATGCTGAATCAGATTTAAAGAATATAGTTAATGTTGCTAGTAATGATCCAAATAAAAAATATATACCAGATCCAAATAAAAAAATAGAATATCAAGATTTACCTGATGGATTTTTTCATGAAGAAAGTACATTATTAAATAATCCACCTAGTGAACTTAGAGGTCTTGCTAAAAATAGATTTTATCAATTATATAAAGATCCACAAAAATATGCTGTAGAACCATTTTCTAGAATTGGTTCAGATACATATCAAGATATTATTGACAATGAAAAAGATTGTTAAATATTTTAATAAATTATTATTTTAAATTATTTTTTTTAAATATTATTATATACTATAATAATATGGAAGCAACTATTTTGTTAGGAATATTAGGCGCAGGATATTTATTAAATAAAAACAATGATAACGGTGAAGAAGAAAATAATAATAATAGTATAGATCTACCTAAACAAAATGATGCATATACTACAGATTATTTTCATGAATCACAACAAAATGAAGAACATTCAACAAGTTTAAGAGATAATTATGGAACTGTCAGAATACCAGGAGTTAAAAATATAACTTACCAAAATATTGAAGAATATTTAAATTCTGATGATAATATGAATAATTCAGAAGGAAAAGAATATATATATAGTAGTTCGGCTGGTTCTAAAATTGATAAAAATAATTTCTTAGTAAATGATCAAGGTATCAAAATAGAACCATTTTTTACTAAAGCACCACCAAATATAGATTTAAATGATAATAGACATTTATCTAGACATCAAGGTGGTAAAGATTATAGTATAAAAAAAAGAGAACAAACACCATTTTTTGAAAATTATAAACAACAAAATGTATATGGACAACAACCATATTCTGATCAAATTAAAGACAAAATGTATGTATCTAGTAAAATGACTAATGTTTTACCATTTGAACAAGTTCAAGTTTCACAAATTGATGAAAAAAATCCTGCTAATATTGATATTGCTAGACAATTTGCTCAAAGAAATAATGTAGATAATATTAGAACATTAAATAACCAAAAACATACATATGATGGTAGAATATTAGCTGGAAAAGGTGAACAAAAATTAGGTAAAATTGGTCAAGTATTTAAACATACACCTGAAACTGATTATTTTAATTCACCTGATAAATGGTTAACTACTACAGGTGCTTATATTGCTAAAACTGAAAGACCTGAACAAATTGTTCCAAATACTAATAGACAATTTTTTAATAAGGGTGAATTTGGTATTGCTACAGGTGTAGATCATGAAGCACCTGAATACAGATCTAAATATGCTGTATCATCTAGACAAAACTTTGCTACAGATAGTATGAGAAATGCTGCCACAGAAATAGAATTAAATAATAATGATACAATTAAAGATTCATTCCAAATGTATCCTAATGAAAGAGATGTTACTACTCTTAGAACATATGATAGTAATATTTCTAAAGAAGTACCTGATGCCACATTAGGTTTAATGGACGGTGTTAGAAAAACTATTAAACAAACTACTATTGATTCAAAAAATAATGGTTATATTAGTGGTGGTATGGATATGCCCACTGAAAGATTATACGATGAAATTAAAAATACTAAAAAACAATTTACATCTAATGATCAAAATTATATGGGTGTAGGTGGAACTGAAGTAGCTCAACCTACAGATTATTTACAATACGATAATGCTGAAACTAATGCTACTAAAGAAATTATTGCTCAAGGAAGATATCCTGTACCAGAAGGTAATAAATATTATAATAGTAAAGAAACATATAATATTGAAGTTAAGAAAAATGAATCAGATTATTATAATCATAGACAAACTCATTATGATAGAATGAATCCAGAATATCTCGCTTCTAATAGTTGTGAATTTACTCACTTTAAAGATAAACTTGATGATAGATCTATTGCAGGTAGAACTACTGATCCTAATTTATTAGCACCATTCAGAAATAATCCATACACACAATCTTTAGAATCATTCGCATATTAAAAAAATATATTTAATAGTATATATGGATTATGATTTATTAATTAAATGTTTTATAGCATTTTGTCTAGGGGGTATAATTTATAAATTTATTTCAGATAGATGTTCTTGTGGTATAGTTGAAGGACAAAATGATACTACACCACCACCATCAACTACACCACCATTACTACCTGCTGATCCTGCTTTGGAATCTCAAGTAGGAGCACCTGAAACTACTACATTACTACCTGCTAATCCTGCTTTGGAATCTCAAGTAGAAACACCTGAAACTGTCTCAATTGGTTTACCTATTAATAATATTACTGAGTTTATAAATACTGTAAATCAAAATATATTCATGAGTTCTATTAAAGAAACAATTAAAAGTGTTATAGGTGCTCTTCAATCCGATAAGTTTTCACAAGATAATATACCTAATTATATTGATGCTGTAAGTAGTTTTGAACAATTTGGTAATAACACTCAAGCATTAAATTTCCTTGAATTAATTGTTATAGAAATATCTAATTTAGATGATAATGAATTTAGAGATTTTATAAATAGATTATTTAATACAGCTAACTATTGTTCCGTTGATCAAGATTTAAATGCTTACATAATTTCTATGTTATTATTAGAATATTATAGTATTAAAATTGATAATAATTTAACACAAGAATATATTAATATATCTAATAGATTATCTAAATATATACCAGATATAGTAGAAAAAGTACAAAAATTAAATAAAACTTGTGAAGGAACTAATAAAAAAATTAAATCTACAATCATGGATGTTATGGTTCATAGATTATTCAAAAATAATAATACAATTATCAATATTGGTTCATTAGATTCATTAGTTAATGAATTAAATAAATTAGACAGAGTATATGGTGTTGTTATATTATTATGTATAACTTATATTGTTGTAAGATTTTTAGGTATGTTCTCTATGAAAGTTGAAGTTTAATTATTTTTATCATATACAACTCTTATTTTTTATCATATACACATCCTTTATTTTCATAATATTTTATTTTAGATTCTTCTAAAGAACTTTTATTATTTATAATATTGTAATTTATTTCCATATTATTTATTTTAGAAATCATTATAATACCATTTTTTATATATATTTTTTTTAACATATAATATATATAATGGACTTTCAAACTATTTTTATTATAGTTATTATAGTATTTTTTAACTTATTACTTTTAAATATATTTAGATTACAAAATGAAATATATAATTTAAAAACTACAAAATCAACAGATAAACCCTTACCTGGTTTATTAAATGAAAACATGCAAAATTTTAAAAATCTTGATTCTAATTCAGATGTTAATAAAAAATTAAATGAAATAGCAAGTATTGTTCCTATAGATATAAATAAAATTGAAAAATCTAAAGATATATTATTACCCAAATATAAACAAATTAAACATACTTAAGCATAATTTACTCTTATAAATGTATTAAATACTATGGAATTCCTTTTAAAACAAAATATTGATAAGAACAATTTTAATGTTTTTATCCGTGATTTATCATCTAATCTAAATACCAACCTCAAACATATTATTGAAGATACTATATCTAATAAACAACCTAATAAGATTAATAAAATTCATAAAAAAAGTAAAAAACCTGTTATGAAAAAAGCCGATATTATTCGCGCTGAAGTTAATAAAAAAAATAAAGAAAAAATCATTAAAGATGATCTAAATAGATTAGAATTTTTATTTAATAATAAAGATATAAATAATCCATTTAAATCATTAGATAAATTAAAATCTAAAGAAGGTATTGATAAAATGAAATATAAATTATTAGAATACTATTGGAATAATCATAAAAAAGATCATATGAATTATATTATTTCTTTATATTATCAATTAAAAGACGTTGATAATAATGATTTTAAAGATTTGTTAAATAATATTGGAAGTAAATTAGAAAAGTATGAATATAAACTTTATATGATGAAAGAATTAGGATATTTATTACCTCCATTAAACTTTTGGGATACACCTGAGAAAAAACTAGATGATTGGCAAAAGCAAGTTATTAATATTGTTAATGATAAACAATCTTGTATTGTTAAAGCCCCTACTTCGGCTGGAAAAACTTGGATTGCTATGAGCACAGGTATTATTCATAAAAAGATTTTATATGTTTGTCCAGCAAAACCTGTAGCATATCAAGTAGGATCTCATTTTGTTTATATGGGTTATAAAGTTCATTATTTAGTAGATAATTTATCTCATAATTCATTTGATTCAAAAACTAATATTTTTATAGGGACACCTGATGTAATTGAAAATAATTTACATAGAATCGGAACACATTTTGATTATGCTGTATTTGATGAAATACATAATTTAAATAAATCTGATGATGGAGATATCTATGAAAATTTAATTAAGATTTTAAATTGTAATTTCTTAGCATTATCAGCAACTATTGGTAATATAGAATTTTTAAAAGAAATATTTAATAAAATTCATCCACTTAAAAAGATTCATTATGTTGAATATAATAAAAGATTTATTAATCATCAAAGATGGATTTATAATAATAATCTAGAATCTATTCATCCATTATGTTCTACTGATATAAATGATTTAAATGAAGATTTTATTCAAAACTCATTATCTTTTACACCTAATGATTGTTCCAGATTATGGGAATGTATTGAAGAAGTTTATGAAGAACACGATTGTGAAGATTATATTGAAAATATGTCTCCTGATGAATATTTCAAAGAAAATAAATTATTGACCCTAGATGATTGTTTAGAATATGAACATCATTTAAAACAATTTCTTATAGATAATAAAAATGATAATAAAACTTTAGAGATTTTAAATGAATTAAAAATAAATAAATGTAATAATGATACTAAAGAAAATATTATTAAATTTCTTAGAAATTGTAATGATAAAGATATGTTTCCTATGATAATTTTTAATACAGATTCTCAAGTATGTAAAGATATATTTTATTATGTTTATGAAAATCTAGCAGAATCTGAAGAAAAAGAATATCCATTCCATTATTCTATTTTAGAAAAGAAACAAGAATTATATAATAAATATTTAGAAGATAGAAGTAAATTCTCTAGTAATATAAAAATATCTAAAACTTCTACAGATCCTCAAACTGATAAAAATACTAAACTAGATAATTATGATAGAAAATATAAAGAAAAATATACTAATGATGTTTGTAATTTTTATGAATCTTGTTTAAATGATATAGATAGATCAGATATTGATAAAAGTTTAAAAAGATTACAAAAAAATAATTTAAATAATGAATTTAATAAATTTAAAGATAATCCAGATTTTTGCTATCAAGATGTATTTCAAAAACATAGCTCATTTTGTTTTAGTATGAATGAACCAATGTCAGCAGACACTATAAGAAATGTTCGTAGAGAAATCATGAATACATTAGGTATTAAAATCCCTTATGAACATCCAATATTCCAAATGCTTAAAAGAGGTATTGGTTTATATATAGAAACTATGCCTGATGAATATAAATGGATCTTACAAAAATTATTATCTAATAAACAAATCGGTATTGTAATTTCAGATAAAACATTATGTATGGGTATTGATTTACCTGTTAGAACATGTTGTTTAATGGAGTTCAATGGATATAATAATTTTACTAATGAAGATTATTTACAAATGAGTGGACGTGCAGGTCGTAGAGGTCAAGATAATAGAGGTAATGTTATATTTTATGGTGATATTGATTATCAATCTTTAATGAAAGGTTATTTACCTAATATCAGAGGTTCTCAAAAAAATATTAATATGAACTATAAAATCTTAAGTAAAATTAATTCATCTATAAAATCTGAAAATATTAAAAAAGTATATGAATATTTTATAAATGATGATAGACAGATTATAGAATGTGATAACAATTTAGATAATCCTAAATTATTATGGAGTTTAAGAAAATATATTAATTCAAGTAATTTTATAGATGAATTAGAAGATATTGAATGTCATTTATTTAGAAATAAAGTTGATAATGAATATTATATTTTATCAAAATTATATAGTTTAATTGAATGTGAATCTATCGATAATGAATATAAAACAAATACAATTAAAGAAAATATATTAAAAAAATTAGAAACATTTTATGAACTATATGAAGTAATTATCAATATTTATAATAATACTAATAAAGACAAATTTTTATTATTAAGAAAAGAATTATTATCCATCTACAATAATATTAAAGAATTAATCATAAAATATAATGGTTTTTGATTTAAATATTAATTAATTATATAGATATTATGAATCATAATACAGTAATATATGAAATAGATGGAAATCAAATTGAATATTATGATCCGAATGATCCAGAAATATATCCCGTTCCAACACCTGAACCTCATCATATTCCAAATCCTTATCCACATACACATAATGATCCAAATAATCATAATATTCATCCTAATGCTACTTCACCTCTAATGGTAAATGGTATGTTGGGGTTAAATATATTTATAGGTATAACTTTTTGTGTATCTTTTGGATTTTATATATTAAGATGTTTAGATATACATAGAGAGAATAGAAGAATAATTAGAGAAAATAGAAGAAGTAGACAAAGAATTGATGTAAATAATTTAAATACATTATTATTATGTGAAGAATTACCAGATGAATCTTGTTCTATATGTTTAGAAGAATTTAAAACAGGAGATAATATAAAAAAATTAAATTGTACTCATGTATTTCATAAAGAATGTTTAGAGCCATGGTTAAATAATAATAATAGAAATTGTCCCATGTGTAGGACAGATATTATATAAATATTTGAATAGATATTTTGTAATGAATTAGGATAAATATTTTATAAAAAACAGTTATTTTATAAATTAGAACACCATGCGGGAGTTGAGGGGCCAACGCTACCGCATCGGATCAGTCATGCAGTAGCTAATGCATCTCTCCTGTGTGGCCGGGTGGGATGAGGGGCAGCCACTGATGCACACCCCATGACAGTAGTTGTAACAACCATTGTAATCACCGGCAGCTTCGTCGTAGCAGTAGTCATTGCAGGCATCATATGAGTCGCACTGTGCGCCGGTGTATCCACGCGTACACATGCACCGTCCTGTACCTACATTGCATCTGCCGTGAGTGCAAACTACGTCATGGCACGGATTATGGTCCTGACATCTATCACCCGAGTAGCCAGCCTCACATTGGCACCTCCCATCATTGCAGCTCCCATGGGCTCCGCAGTTAATGCTGGCACACAGATCAGTTTGATCTTGACAAGTATCTCCCTCGAAACCTGTATCTGAACAATCACAAGTGTATCCGCCTTCAATTACTGAACAAGATCCACCATTATTACAGTATGGAGTAGGATAGTTACATGGATCATTACAATTGTCTCGAGTTATTTGAGCCCCCTCTGGTGGGTCACTATCATAATTACAATTGGACGTCAACGCATTCAAATAATTGTCATCGTTGGCGCCGCCGCATAATAAATGGCAAGTCAGCGCCTCCGCACCTAGTATACAATCTGTTTTATCATCATTCATCGTATACCACGTACCCGTCCCACCATCCGAACAAATATTAGTAGATGGATGAATCTTTAAAATGTTACTATCCGGATTAAAAGCAGTAGTTGAGGCGTCCGAACACATATATAGTGCAGTACTGCGACTACTATCTGAAGTTGATATATCCATTCCATTAACATTATCCGGTACCTGGATGAGATTTTCTTGATTATCAAATTGGGGAGTTAGAATTATATTAGGATTAACCCCAGGGATAGGGGTACAAAGGTTACAAACTCCTGGATTTTCTCCATCGAGTCTATCGAGATATGTGCCGCCCGGACACTCACACACCCCAGCATTACATATTCCAAGATTCTGGCAATCGTGACCAGCACATAAATCAATTTCACAATTAGTTCCCGAGTAGCCATCCACACATTGGCACGTCCCTCCATCACAGGTGCCATGTCCACTACATGTAACACCATCACACAGGTCTGTCTCACAATTCGGGCCCGTGAATCCTGTACCTGAACAATCACACGTTCTCGTCGGATTTCCATCCTCACTGCCCCGGTTACAGATCCCATTATTTTGACAAGGGTTCTGGACGCAGATATCAGTTCCACAATTCTCTCCCGAGTAGCCTGCCTGACATTGGCACGTGTATTCGTTGACCCCGTCGTTACAGGTTCCACCGTTCTGGCACGGATTATTAGCACATTCGTTAATATTCGTCTCACAATTTACTCCCTCGAAGCCATCCACACATTGGCACGTGTATCCGTGGCCGTCCGCATTTACTAGGCACGCTCCACCGTTCTGGCACGGGCTTGAATTACACGGGTCCTCTGTCACTACCTGTTCATTTTCTCCAGGTTCAATTACAAATTGAGGACCACATACCTCAGTTATCCAAGAGTTTAAATCATACTCTCGGCAAGCGGTTAATCCGCCCGGCCCGAATTTGTTTTGAATATATTCCAAATCTCGATTGCATCTAGTATCAGGGTCATCAGATTGCAGCACGAAAAAGGAATCACCTTCGGCACACTCGTACTCTTGAGGGGGGGCGATCCTCCTTCCACAACGTGATGCAATCCTTGCTCCACAAGTTAATGCATTATTTGCAATCGCGGGTGGGCTTTTACCGCCGACATAACTATTAAACCCTTCCTTAAGTTCGCATCCACACACATTCTTAACCACGTTTAGTATTAACATCCCTAGAAAAAAGGATATTAATAAAATAATTATTTGTTCCTTTTTCATGTATTTTATAATATACTATAGATATTTTTTCTATAAAAATAAAAAATTAATTCAATAAAAGAATTATAATATAAATTTAATTAATAATTTAATTAATTATTTAATTAATTATTTAATTACTGTATGCTAAACCACCCATACCACTCATGATTCTGAGGACATTATAATTTACTGCATAAATATATCTATTTCCTACTCCACTTTTTAAATTACTAAATAAGAGTTGTGCATTATCTATTCTAGAAAAATTACAAGTCCCTGAAGGTTGGTGTTCTTCAGGTTTTAGAGAGAATGAATAAACATATAAAACATCTCTTATATCAGTACAAGGTATACCTGTATGGTATTTATATATTTGATATCTTGAAAAATATTCAGGTTCAAGTTTTTCAAATCTATCGTGTCCGTTTAATTTTAATTGTGTTGTTGAATTTAGGTCTTCGTGAAAAGATGCAAATTTTCCACCTAAAGCGGCCAGCTCACCCCACACGACATTTTCTAGTGCACCCCATACTAGTTCTTTTACTGGGTGATTAAAGTTTAATTTTATTGTATGGGTACCAGTTCCTGTAAATGATTGTGTCTGTACTTGTTCTATTAAATATTCATGCGATACTTGAGCAAATCTACGTCTTTCATCTGTATCCAAATAAATATAATTACACCATAAAGTAGGTTTTTTATCAGCAGCATCAATGAGGGATTGACCATCATCACTAGAAAATTTTATAATGATATTAACTTCATGATATTGAAGAGCAATCAAAGGTAATGATAACCCAATATGTCTATTA